TCTCTAGCAAAGGCAAAACCAAAGGGTATGAACTGGTAGGAACGTTCAACGACTATCCTGAAAAGGAGTACGCTCAAGCGAGCGGAAGCGCCATCCACCTACAATAGAGAATAGGTGAAGATATAGTCTGCTCCGTGTGGTGACATATGGCAGTCCGCAAAGGACGAGTAAGAACTAGCGATTCTTACTGAACACAAGGAAAGCACTTTGGCCCGGAGTTCATGGCTGGTTCGGTGCTAAATACAACGAACACGCCACGCAGTACACGAAACTTTTTGATGTTCGCACCTCGACTCATAACTATGAGGAACTGGTAGAGCATTATGGTTTCGGCCTGGCTCCGGTCAAAGCAGAAGGCGCAAGCACCGCATACGATACCCATTCTCAGGGTTACGTAGCGCGGGGAACCAACGTCGCATATTCTCTCGGGTACATCGTGACCCGCGAGGAACTGGCTGACAATCAATACGAGAAAGTCTCCATGCGTCGCGCAGGTTCGCTTGCCTTCTCAATGGCTCAAACTCGGGAACAGGTAGGTGCAAACATCTACAACCGTGCGACCACTGCTGGTTACACGGGTGGCGATGGCGTTGTTCTTCTGAGCACCGCGCACCCCAGTCCGTCTGGTAATCAGTCCAACCGACTGTCCACGGATGCCGACTTCTCTGAGGCCGCTCTGGAAGACCTCACCATTCAGATCATGAACGCTACGGACCCCAAGGGGATGAAAATCTCCCTGACTCCGAAGTCTCTGATCGGCCCGACCGCGCTCGTTTACGAGTTCGAGCGGGTGGTGAAGTCCCAGCTTCGCGTAAGCACGGCGGACAATGACATCAACGCTATCAAGGCGATGGGTGTCATCCCCGAAATCGTGATCAACAACTATCTCACCGATACTGACGCTTGGTTCATTCGGACCAACGGCACGGAAGATGGTCTGATCTGGTTTGACCGGGAAGGAATCGAGTTTCGTAAAGACGTAGACTTTGACACTGATAATGCCAAAGCCAAGGCGTACATGAGATTCATTCCGTTTTGGGGAGACTGGAGAGCTTTGTACGGGACTTCTGGCGCGTAATCACAAGGGGGCTTCGGCCCCCTTTCTTTTTCACTCCGAGATTTCGACAGACGGGCAACCGTTCGTGAGGAAAAAACATGGCTTCTAACTACCCCAACGGGTTTAAGAGCACGGTGGTCATTCGTGGCCTTCCGCTCCAGATGACCCATCCCGGTGAAGTATTCTGGGTAAACAACTCTGGCGTTCTGCCGAAGGGCGGGGTCGCGGGTTCTGATGGGAATGATGGTACATACCTTCGTCCTTTCTCTACCCTCGATTACGCAGTAGGCAAATGCACGGCCTCGCGTGGTGACATCATCATGCTGATGCCGGGTCATTCTGAGTCTGTCACTGCCGCTGCAGGCATGGTGTTTGACGTAGCAGGTATTGCTGTTGTTGGTCTTGGTTCTGGTTCGCTCCAGCCCCAGATCAGTTTTACGACCGCTGCTACTGCAGACATTGACATTAGCGCTGCCAATGTGACGTTCCACAATGTCCGCTTTACGGCGGGATATGCGGACGTTTCCGTAGCCATTGATGTTGCTGCGACCGCAGACAACCTGACGTTCAGCAAGTGTCGTTTTGATGAGTCCACCACGGACCTCAACTATGTTGTGGTCATGGACATCGCTACTGGCGGTGACGGTCTGGTCATTGACGACTGCGATTACATCGGTAATGACGCATCGAACGATACGTTCGTGCAGCTCGCCGGTGCCCATGCGAATGTTCAGATCAAGAACAGCAGGATGGCTCATCTTACTGCTCAAACGGCTACGGCTGGGATCATCACTTCCGGTGGCGCATGTACCAACATGCTCATCGAGAACAACCGATTCCATACGGAGTCTGCGGCTGTTGCTTCCGGTTTCGTCGTTCTGACGGGCACGGCACACAACGGCTGGGCGGTAGATAACTATCTGTCTCACGTGGACACGGATGCAACGGCTACCAACTCGGTCAGCGCATTCGATGTTACGGGTCTAAGTTCGTTCAACAACTTGGTCGCTGCTGGTGGTGACACCTACGGCGTTCAGTTCGCAACGGCTGAAGACCTCACCTAATCGTGAGAATTGCCATATTGGCAAAAGGCCCCTCTCTGGCTCGGTTTTCGGGTCAGGAGGGGTTCACCGAGGTCTGGGGCTTGAATCAAATTGCCAAGTCCCACGACCTCGACCTTCTTTTCGTCATGGACGATCTGGTTCACAGAATGCCTGCCTGGGACAAGGACTTCCCCGGTTGGCTGAAGTTCTATGACAAGCCGATCATGACTTCAAAGACATACCCAGAATGGCCTACTTCAATCCGGTATCCGATTGAAGAACACTGTAGGAAATTCGGTCTTCCGTTAGGTATGGCGATGTATTCCACGGTGGATTACATGCTCGCCTATGGGATTCTCAAGGGTGTTGAAGAAATGCATCTCTACGGAGTTGATTGCAACCATCCGAAGAGAGAGGAAAGGGCCAGGGTATCAATAGCGATGTGGATTGGCGTTGCTCAATCATTGGGCATTCGCGTCGTCACTCAGAAAGAATCGTTTTTCAACTGGTACACCATCCCCGGAGTGGCTTATGAGCAAGGTCTGTATGGATACGCTGGGCCACCAAGAATTGAAGACCTTGTACCAATCTCTATGGGCGACGAGTGAGTATAGAAACCCAGAGAGGTCTGAAAGGTACTACGCCAAGATAGACCCCGGCGACGCCAATACGATTATTGATATCGGGATTGGCACCGGAAGGCTTGCTCAACTTCTTACCTATCGTGGGTATGAAGTAGAGGGATGGGATATAGCAAGTAACTGTTTAGACGAAGGAATAAACGTCCCGCTTCATGTAGCCCCACTGTGGGAACACTTTGATAAGAAGTATGACTTCTCGATCTGTGTTGATGTTCTTGAGCACATTCCAGAAGAGAGAATCTTTGATTCTATTTTCAACGCTCTGGATGTTGCCCCACACGGCTACTGGTTGATTTCCACGGAAGAGAACCACAGAGGCCTCCACCTTACTGTACGGGATGGGGATTGGTGGACAGATATTCTCAGGTGGGCTGACGTTGTGAAAAGAGACGGTTGTGTGGAGGTTTTCTTTTGATCCTATCGGTTCCACATACCGGGACTCGTACTCTAGTCAAACTGACGGGGATGAGTTTCATGCATTCCTATGCGTACACGACCCCTCAGAAGATCATCAACGAAAGCGGTGACATATTAGTCTCCCCGTTGAGAGACCCCTTCAAAGTCTGGACGACATGGTTTCAACGGTATGGGGGTCGGGATTATATGTTGGACCCGGATCACCCAAAGAGCATGGAGAGTGCTTGGCGGGCGATGGCTGCCTTAGATAGATACTTCCAAATTCTCTACATTCCTGTAGACGTTCCAAACAAACGAGACGAAATGCTGTCGATTCTTTCAGAGAAGATGAATAAGAAACTCGTCACCGATTGGACCCCCGTTGGTTCGAGGCCGGATGAAAGAAAGACTCAGGTAGCTCCTGATAAGAATATTGATTGGATCTACCGTCTCCCGTTCGTGGCGAGGTTTTACTAAATGGCGACTTCGGGTTCTAAGAACTTCACAGTCACTCGATCTGACATCATCGCGTCAGCCTTAGAGAAGATTGGCGAGTATGACATTGGGGAAACGGTAACTGGAGAAGACACCACCAGTGCTTCTCGTGCTTTGAATCTCATGGTCATGGCTTGGTTGAATAAAGGAGCCGACCTCTTCCTGAGAGAGACTGTAACGATCTTTCTTCAGCCTCAACAGCAGTCCTATTCCCTTGGGACTTCCAGCTCGGACCACGCTACCACTTCCTACGTAGAGACCACCTTGAGTGCTGCAGAAGCCAGCGGTCAGACGATTATCTCTGTCACGTCTTCTACGGGGATGACGGCCAGCGACTACGTTGGGATCAAGATGGATGACGATTCAATCCATTGGTCAACCATCTCCACCGTAGATTCCGCTACCCAAATCACCATCGCTGACGCAACTGATGACACTGCTGCTTCGGGGAACAAGGTCTATACCTATACTACGAAGTCTTACCGCCCTCAGAAGATTGTCTACGCATATCGAAGGGACACGTCCGATCAAGACATACCCGTTGATCTGATTGGCGAGATTGCCTATCGAGGACTTTCTGATAAGGCTGCTGAAGGCCCTGTAAACCAGGCTTGGTATCACCCGACACTTACTACGGGGACTCTGTATACGTGGCCTGTGGATGGTGGGAGCACGGTTGATAAGTTGGTCATCGTTCAGCAAGTCCGTCCCGATGACTTCGACGCTGCTGCAGATAATCCTGAGTTCCCGATTGAGTGGGGTGAGGCGCTTGTCTACGGACTCGCGGATAGGATTGCTCCTAGTTACGGAATCCCGAGAAACGACCGGCTTCTGTTGAAAGCGGAAGCGGCTGAGAAACTCAATGATGCGCTCGACTATGACGTTGAGAACGCCTCTGTGATCTTCGCCTTAGAATGAAGATACCCTTTCTCGGAGGGGCCTATGAAGGTAGGTCCAGCAATGTCTCGCCTGAGACTTGTATCAATCTCTTCTATGAGTCAGGGCAGGGGGATTCTCTGGTTTCGACTCCAGGGGCGTCCACTCTAAACTCGACTTATACAAGTCCTGTTAGGGGAGGGATTGAATACAACGGACTTGCTTACTTCGTTATTGGAAATGCTCTCGTTGAGTGCACAACTGCTGGAGCAGTAACTACCAGAGGAACGCTTAACACGTTTTCTGGAAGGGTCTCGATGGCTCACAACGGAGTCAGGACTGGGGCTAACCAGCAGATCATGATTGTAGATGGGACCACTGGTTACATTTACGACAATACAACGTCTACTCTGACCGAGATAGCCGATGCGGATATGGTATCTGCGGATACGGTTGTCTTTTTAGATGGGTACTTTGTCTTCTCTCAGACCAGCTCTGATAGATTCTGGATTACCTCTCAGTATGACGGGACGGCGATAGATTCCGCTGATTTTGTAACCGCCGAGGGTGACCCAGACCAGATTCAGGCTCTTGTAGCAGACCAAAGGCAACTGTTCGTCTTTGGAACAAAGACCACTGAAGTCTTCTACAACTCAGGCGATACGGATCAGGTATTCAAACCGTTCCAAGGCGGCCATTCACAGACTGGTTGTGCGGCGAGATTTTCCGCTTGTCGGTTTGACAACTCCGTCATCTGGTTGAGTCAGAATGAGAAGGGTAATGGGCAAGTAGTCAGATTGGGGGAAGGATTCCAGCCCGTCGTTGTCTCCACTCCCGAAGTCAACTATCAGATTTCCACGTATTCCACGATCTCTGATGCGTTTGGGTATGTATATCAGGATGAGGGGCATGAGTTCTATGTCCTAACTTTCCCCACCGCGAAGGTGACGTGGGCATACGACGCATTGACTCAACAATGGCATCAGAGGGCGCACACGATTGGTGGAGTATTCCCTAATCGAGAGCGATACAGTGCTCATGTCTGTGTGGGGAACACGCATCTTTTTGGGGATTACGCCAACGGAACCATCTACAAGATGGCCCCTACTCTAGGGACGATATCCGGTACGGCCATTCCCAGAGAGAGACGGTCTCCGATCATTTCTGATGAAGAGAAGCGGGTCAGGATTGCCTCTCTTCAACTAGATATGCAGGTTGGTATAGGGAGTACCAACAACGACGAGGATACTAAGATCTGGCTGTCTTATTCTAAAGACGGCGGACACACCTTTTCTAACGAGATTGAGAGATCAATCGGGGACATTGGAGATTACGCCCATAGGGTCATCTGGAGACGACTAGGTTCCGGTAGGAATTGGGTTTTCAGAATCAGGACGTGGAGTCCGTTTAGAGTAGTTTACAAGGGTCTCATAGCGAGGTTGCATGGCGAGCCTCAATAAGTTCCGTGTAAATCCGGT